GCTTGCTGATTGGAAGGTCTAGCTTGCTGATTGGAAGGTCTAGCTTGCTGATTGGAAGGTCTAGCTTGCTGATTGGAAGGTCTAGCTTGCTGATTGGAAGGTCTAGCTTGCTGATTGGAAGGTCTAGCTTGCTGATTGGAAGGTCTAGCTTGCTGATTGGAAGGTCTAGCTTGCTGATTGGAAGGTCTAGCTTGCTGATTGGAAGGTCTAGCTTGCTGATTGGAAGGTCTAGATTGCTGATTGGAAGGTCTAGATTGCTGATTGGAAGGTCTAGATTGTTGACTAACTGATGGTTGATTGGCAGGTCTAGATTGCTGATTGGAAGGTCTAGATTGTTGATTGGAAGGTCTAGATTGCTGATTGGAAGGTCTAGATTGTTGACTAACTGATGGTTGATTGGAAGGTCTGGATTGTTGACTAACTGATGGTTGATTGGCAGGTCTGGATTGCTGATTGACAGTTCTTAATTGTTGATTAGATTGTGCAACTACTGCAGGTTCAACTGGAGCAACTACCGGAGCAGATTCAACTGGAGCAACTACCAGAGCAGATTCAACTGGAGCAACTACCGGAGCAGGTTCAACTGGAGCAACTACCGGAGCAGGTTCAACTGGAGCAACTACCGGAGCAGGTTCAACTGGAGCAACTACCGGAGCAGGTTCAACTGGAGCAACTACCGGAGCAGGTTCAACTGGAGCACTTGCTGGATTACGTTGACCACCTTGTCTACCACCTTGTTGTTGGCTATCTTGTTGCTGACCACCTTGTCTACCACCTTGTTGTTGGCTATCTTGTTGCTGACCACCTTGTCTACCACCTTGTTGTTGGCTATCTTGTTGCTGACCACCTTGTCTACCACCCTGTTGCTGACCACCTTGTTGTTGGCTATCTTGTTGTTGGCTACCCTGTTGCTGACCACCTTGTTGTTGGCTACCCTGTTGTTGAACATCTTGTTGCTGACCACTCTGTTGTTGACCACTTTGTCTACCACCCTGTTGCTGACCACCTTGCCTACTAGATTGGTTTTGAGAATCGGAACTACTTTGATTATTGGTTTGATTTTGAACATCTTGTGGATTAGCATTTGATGCTTGAGAGGTTGAATCTAAATTACTAGACATATATAATAATAATACATATAATATTTTTTCTGATGGACGATAAAAATTGAATTTACAATAAATAATGTTATATGGATAAAAATATATTTATTAATAAAAATGAATACTTCTATATTTATTCAAACAGGAAAATTTGAAGGAGTAGTTGAAAATCCAATTATACAATTTCCTTACAAGTTAGATGATTTTCAAAATCATGCACAAAAAGCATTACAAGAAAATCATGATGTGATTGTATGTGTTCCAACCTCCAGTGGTAAAACAACTGTTGCAGAGATGGCGATTCTAAGAACTATCAAACAAAAAAATTTATCAGTAATTTATACTAGTCCAATCAAAGCCCTTAGTAATGATATTTATAATAGTTTTAAAAATAAATTCTCACAGTATGGAATAACTGTTGGAATCATTACTGGTGATATTAAATTAAATCCAGATGCTCAAGTATTAGTGGTTACAGCTGAAATTCTTGCCAACTCATTATATGAATTAAAAAAGAAACCCGATGAGGATGGTGGTAAAGCAACCAATCTACAATTAGGTAAGCTAGGAGCGGTTGTGATAGATGAAATACATTATATGAATGATACCGACAGAGGAACTGTTTATGAAGAAACAATTATACTTTTGCCTAAATCAGTTCAACTAATCGGATTATCAGCAACAATATCTCAACCAGAAATGTTTGCAAATTGGATATATCAGTGTAGACAAAATAATTTGTCACTTATTATTGGTAATAAACGTATTGTTCCACTCAAACATTATATGTATTTTAAAAATAAAATGTATCAAATAATGGATAATAACAATATATATGATTCTATTGAATACAATAAAGTTAAAAGTTTATACACAAAAGAGCAAAAATCTAGAGAATTTGATAATAAAACATCTCATAATCCTAATATTATTCAGGAAGTAGTTGGATTTTTAAAAAAAGAAAATTTATTACAAGCAATATTTTTTTGTTTTAGTCAAAGAAAATGTGAAGAATTTGCTAATAGTCTAAAACTTCAATTAAATGAATTATCTGAAACTTATGAGGCAGAAAAACAATTCAATCAAATGATGTCTCAACATATCATTCAATACAAACATATTGTAGAAGTTGATACTGTTAGAAATCTAGCTATGCGTGGTATAGGATATCATCATGCTGGACATATTCCAAGACTAAAAGAAATTACAGAAATTTTATTCAAACAAGAATTAATAAAAGTATTATTTGCAACTGAAACACTATCTGTTGGTATCAATCTACCTTGCCGAACTACAGTTTTTACAGACATAGTCAAACAAACCAATATGGGTAAAAGATTAATCACCACCGCAGAATATAAGCAAATGAGTGGTAGAGCTGGAAGACGTGGATTAGATGATTTTGGTTCTGCTATAATTATTCCAATGTATGATTTTCCAGATGAAACTGATATGCGTTCCATATTGCATGGAGCGATTCCGATGATTCGCAGTAATTTTAAATGGAATTATCGATTTGTTTTAAAAATTATTCAATCGGAGTCTTGTCAGATGGATAAATTTTTTTCAAAAAGTCTCATATGTAGAGAAAATCAAATACAAATAAAAAATCTTATTGAAGAAAAAACTAAATTAGAAAATTCTTTAAAAGAATTAAAAGATAAAATACAATTATTGGATTTAGATTTGGTTACTAATATTAATAAGTTGATAAGTATGGAGACTACAAATATATCTAGTAATATTGGTTTTACAAACATCAATCTACAAATGAATAAAAAACAAAAAAAAGAATATGAGAATTTAGTTTTATTTGCTAAAACTAATATTACATCATATAATTTAATAAAAGAAATAAATAGATTACAAAAAGAAACAAATAGTATTCAAAAAATTATTGATTCAAATAATAAGATAGTTGATTCTCATGCATCAAATATAATTAATATTATGAGAGAATGGGATTTTATTGATTCAACTGATTTTTCTCAACAAATAAGTTTTGAGTCAATAAAGTTAAGAGGTATTGTGGCTGCACAAATTAATGAAACTAATCCAATTATTATGAGTGAGTTGATTTGTGGTGACTATTTTGATAAGTTATCTGCTGAAGAATGCATCGGATTAGTGGCTATATTTGTAGAGCCAATCAGAACCGCATCTGGAAAACAATATGGAATGCACGAATTTGAAGGAACTGAACTTATACATAATCAGATAGATAAAATTTTAGACAAAATTAAATATTTTGTTGAGGTTGAAAACAAGTATGTTGGCTCAGATAGTAGATATGCAGATTGGTCGATATGCATTGATTATGTGGATTTAGTTTTAGCATGGGTGAATGGAGAAACCATTCAACAAATGCTCCAAATGATAGACGTGTATGAGGAAAAAAAAGGTAATTTTGTTAAAAATATGATTAAAATATCATCAATCATTAAAGATATTCGTTCAGTTTGTCAGATGATTGGAAAAACCAACATATATGTAAAATTAGAAAATGCGGAACAACTTATATTTCATCACTTTGTATCGGTTGACTCAATATATATTGTTTGATAAAATTTGTTTAATTTATTAGTTTGATATAAATAAAATTTATTTACACCCTTGAAGATTTAAATCACTCATTTTGTATATAATTCTAGTAAAATATTATATAATATAATATTATATGAACAAGGTAATATTATTTTGTCCAGGGGGAAGAAAAAATATATTAAGTATTCAATTACTTAATATGGTAAATATATTAGAGTTAGATATTGTATTCGAATATCACATATGGGATTTTTCGTGGTCAGTAGAAGATAGTGATTATATTTCACAATTGAATAATATTCATCCAAAAATAAAGATAAAATATTCACCTTACACAAATGCTTCAAGAGGAACAGAAATAGCATCAAAACAATTTTCTTATTTTTTATGCGACTATTATAATTTTGAAACATATAGTGATTATATTTTTATAAAATTAGATGATGATATTTGTTTTATTGATACTAATAATTTTGAAAAATTTATAGATGGTAGAATAAAAAGCAACTCATTTTTGTATTCCGCTAATGTAATTAATAATAATTATCTTGCTCCTGGCAATTTTGATTATTTGCACAATGACTTTATACATAATTATGATAATATTTTAAAAAAAAATAATTTAAAAAATAGTGAAATATTTTCAAACGAAAAAAGATTATCAATAAACTTTGTTTCTTTTTTAGGAAAAGATTTGAAATATATAAATAAAGAATTTTCAAATGGTATTGGTTCTAATGATGAATGGAGGTTATGTCACACGATACCCAAATTATTAGAAAGACAAAATGAAATTTGTTTATTTTTTACAGTTGTTCATTACGCATTTGGTGGATATATTAATACAAAATATCTAGATAATTACAAAAATATTGTTAATACAATAAATACATAAAATGGGCGTTTTAAATGAGAAAAGGTGTAATTTATTACTTTGATATAAATAAAATTTATTTTAATTTATTAGTTTGACTAATCAGAATAAATAAAAATCAGACCTGAATGAGTTGTCGGCACATCGGTGCATCACCACATCTTCCGAGAATCTGGAATTGTTTGGAACTAAATTTAATCAGACAATCTTGGGTCAACTGACTTACAAACATATGATTGTAGGTCTGATTGAGATTGAGAGGAATCTGAGCTCTCTCTACAATAACAATTTCATCTTGCACCATCCCCGCACAATCAACTAGTTTGATTTGAAATCCACTAGCTGGTGAGTTTTTGCCGGCATCAGATGCTGCGAACAATGTGGAGCAATCAGTTGGTTTGGGTGCTACCAACAAATAAGTGCCAAACTTATTACGCCAAACAACATAGTCTTCATTCTGAAGTGCTTGATTAACCAGAGGTGGCAAATTTGTAAATGTTTTGATATCTGCAAACTTTCTGAGTTGTTGATTGTACTGAGTAGTGTCAACCTTATATTCTAGCTTTCTGGCAGGTTGATAAGCATTACGGAGCTCAACAAATTGACCAATAGCGTTATCTACATGTTGGTATCTCAGATATGCACCAATATATTGCCCAAAATATCCATATTTTGTGAGTTGTTCCAGATATGCTGCATCACATTCACTAACACCATGCGAGGAGGAAACAGAGCGACAGCTTTCTTCGAATGATACACAACCCGACTCATCAATTGTGCGGATTAATTGTTCAACTCTTTCTGATTGACCGGAAGTTCTGTCACGTCTGGAAGCAAAATTCAATGATGCCTTGCTACCAATGCTTCCAGCTCCTACACAAATCAAATCAAACACAAATCCCTTTTTGAGTGCAGATTCAAATTCGGATTTGACAGCATATTGATCGCTAGCCTGTCCATCAGTAGCCAGAATGATAAGTTGTTGCTTACTCTCATACATAGCAATACCAGCTGAGCTTGCTGAGCTTGCTGAGCTTTCCAGATAAGAAGTGTCAAAAATTTGCTTGATAGTTGGTGCCAAAATGGTGCTTCCTTGTTGATAATCAATTAGCTCTGGAAGCTTGCACACAAGATTATCATACAAATCCTCATTTGAATCAACAATTTTATCAAAGCAATTTTGGTGTGTTGAACTGAATGCAGAGAGTTTGACTCTCACGCCAGCAAATGAATATCTGGCTGCCAATGCCTCAAGCACTTTAATCGCGCATTCAATCTCAGCCAGAATGATTGCTTTGGTTCGAATATGTGGATTGATTGGTTGATCCGCCGATGGTTGAGTTGCACTTGGTTGAGCTGTATCTTCAGAATCACTATCAGAATCACCACGTCCCCTACAACCAAAACGTCCTTCTGAACCACCAAAATTATTAGTGCTTCCAGAGACATCAATTACCAACTCAACCACATAATAGGGGAGCTTTTTTGATTGTTTGATAAATCTTGGAGGAACTTCGTAAGTAGTTTCCAATGCTCGCAACGGATTAAGCTTTAAGTCTCGTGAGAAATTTTCAGCTTCCTGAGCTTTCAAAAACATAGCAAGAGTAGACAGCATTTTTGATTATAATTAGTATAATTAAATCTAATTTGTATATTTATAATTAAATATATATTTCAATTTTTTCAATAAATTATAAAAAAATTGAAATTAATAAAGATTATTAATATATGCTAATATTCAATAAACCATAATTCAAAATGAGAACTTCAAAACCTATCACTCAACCATTCAAACCATTCAAATCATCCAATCAAGGGGGTATTTGTCGCTCAGCTCTGAAAAAACAAAAGCAGAATGATTTGAATCTAATAAATCCAATAAATCCAATAAATTCAACAAATTCAACAAATTCAACAAATTCAACAAATCCTGAAATTCATAAAAAAATTCGTATTGCCAAGCATATCAAAAAAAGACATCGAATTCGCAAACAATTTGTTTTGGATGAGTCATATGATGAGTGTGATTATCCATCAAAATTTTGTAAAATTATTTCTAAAATCAAAGAAGATACAAATTTGATGGATAAATCCAGAAAACTTTTTTTTGCAGGCAGACAATCAGATGCTTTGTCTGTTATCAGAGAAGCTGAATATAATACTCACATGATAGATAATATGCATAAGAATTTAATAGACTGTGAGGCAAAAAAACAAGAAAAGCAAATTATTAAACAAAAATTTGATAGAGTCAAGCATCTCATACAACCTTTGATTGTTCCAGAAAAATTCTTACATCCAATTTATCTGTTTACGCTCAGAGAATTTATTAGTGCAATCTATCCGCATATGTTGATTGCATCACATCTTGATATTAATAAATTTGAAAGGATTGTTAACAATAAAATTATACCCACATATGATTTGGATTATCCAAAAACATATGTTATTTCAAATAAAAATGCAATTGATGTTCGCGGATACTCAGCAGTTGAACTTTTGATTATACATTATTGGTTGGTATCCACAGAAGGGCAAACCTATCTGATGAATCTGATTGATTAAGTCTATTTTTTTATAATATTGTAAGTTAACAACATCTACTAAATAGAATGCGTCAAACTAATCTGTATATTTTTGTTTATCAAATACAATATAATATGAATAAATCTAAGAATCAAACTATATTAAAAAATCCAACTATAGTTGACGAGATGAATAAAAATATTTCTAAAAACTCAATTGACCCAACAAAACTTAATATTCCTGAACTTATTTGTAATTCTCAATACTATCAACATATTTCATTAATAAAAAATTATGAAGATACACTTACAAAACTTTTTGCTGGGTCTAAAAATACTAATTTGACACAACAACCAGATATTTTTTTATGGAAAATTTATCCTAATGAGAATAATATTTTAACCGACATACAGACTCCAAATTTTTCAGATTTCTTAACAGAAGATTTATTAAAAGGCGAACAAAAACTAGAAAATATTATTATTATGGGACCATATGTGAGGAGTTGTATGAGTGATAATAAATCAGCAGAAAATAAAATTAGTAGTGTGAGAAATGAAATATATATGTATGGTTATTCGGATACAGAATGGGAAAATATTTTTAATCTGGATAAATTTACAGAAAAGAAAAATGAATATATTGTATCCCATAATAATAAAAAAATATGTTTGATTAAAAAAAAATATAAATCACCATCTCAAATAATTCTTCAACATGGTTATTTGAAAAGAATTGGATATACAGATAATCATTTTTTGGTAAGTAGTATGTTTTTGATTGAATTTCAAAAGCATAATAATCTTATAAAATCAAATTTTAATGATCCTATACTAGGTTTTCCATATGACCCATTAGAAATATATCAATCACCTCAAAAAGATACATCAGATACTAAGAATTTGATTCGTATGGTTGATGATGAAAAATTATTAAAAATTCCAAAAAAAGTATTTACTATATTATTCGATAATAAAACTATATTAGAAATGTTGATTGAGCGTATGATATCTGAAGAGCATCCAGTGGTATCTAATAATTTAGAAAAGTTAATATTATATTTTGCTGATGCAGAGTATCAGAGACCACCAGCATTATATGCAAAAAATATAGGTTTTGAACAATATTATCCACACATATATCAAAGATTAGTAGATATAAAAAATTTATATGAGATTGATAGTAATGATTTTGAAGAAATGGTGGAACAACAAGAAGACGGTTGTTCAAATCCAATAGAAGTAACCAATAATCAGATTATAAGATATTTAGTTCAAAAAGATAATTATGATGAATTGACTGATTATCTTAAATATATCAATTATCAGATTAACCAACATATATTAGATTTAGTTATTAGATATAATTCTGCAAACATTCAACTTAATTTATTAAAAGGTAATGCAATCAATCAACCAAATGCTTATTATTTGATTCTACAAACACAAAATATTCAATTAATCAAATATTTAAAACTTTCATTTGATATCAATATAGGATTAAATTATTTGAAAGATATTATTGAAAATAATCTAATAAGGTCTTTTTATTATTTGTATGAGAATGAACAAACAATATGTGATACAGTTTTTGATGAAGGGATGAATATATTACATTTGATTAAAGATGGTGAAAAAGTAGAAGATATGATTAAATTGATTATGAAACTTAACCCTAAACTTATTAATCAACCAGATAATAATAAACAAACACCCATAATATATCATTCAAAACATAATCCGCGACTAATCGGTATATTTCTTGCATATGATTTTGATGGTAGTATTTGTGATTTAGATGGAAATATATTTTTACACTATTTGTGTCAGCATAATCATATTCAGATAATAAGAAATTGTTTGAAAAAATATCATGAATTTATTGATATGCCAAATAAGAAATATCAAACACCAGTAATTATTAGTTGTAAATCCAAACAAGAAGATGTATTTTATATGTTAAAGAGTATGGGAGCAGATTTGACTTCAAAAGATTATTATGGTAATACAGTTTATCATTATATTACAGTTAACTCTATGTGTTTGGGTATGAGTATATCTGATACTCCAAATTATTTTGGTTTCACTCCATCAGATTATTCTAAGTTAGCAGCCAGTTATTATAATTTTACAGATATACTGATATAGATTATTTTACATCCTTGAAGATTTAAAATGAGACAAATAAATGTCAAAAAATAAAACTTCAAGGGTGCATGATTTAATGACAAATATTATTTATGCTTACAATAAATAATATTATATGAATAAAATAATTATAAATGGTTAATTATAGTTATAAAATTTGTAACAAGATTTTTACACAAAAGTCTCATTATAATCAACATTAAAAAAATAAAAAATATTATAAATCAAATTATTAATAGTAAAAAAATTGAATTAAATATATTAAATAATATAAAAAATAATAATAATATAATAATTAATATGAATAACAAAGAAATTATTATTCCTATTCAAGTTGATGAAAAAAAAAAATAAGTTATCTAAACAAATTTTAGGTCAATTTTATACAACTAATCAGGAATATATTTTACAAGGAATGAAAATTCCTAATAACATAAAAAATATTATAGAACCATTTACAGGCAATGGTGATTTAATAACTTTTATAGAAAAAGAACAAGAAAAAAATAATGTCAAATATATTATTGAATGTTATGATATAGAACCAAAAAAAAATTATATTACCAAAAAAGATACTATAAAAAATCCTCCTGATTATAAAAATAAATATTTAATAACAAATCCTCCATATTTAGCAAGAAATAAATCAAAAGATAAATCATTATTTGATAAATATGATGTAAATGATTTATATAAATGTGTTATTAAAAATATTTTAACAAATATTTGTTTGGGCGGGATATTTATAATTCCATTAAATTTTTGGTCTTCGATCCGTTTAGCAGATATAGAATTAAGAAAAGCATTTTTAGAAAAATATGATGTTATATTATTAAATATATTCGAAGAAACAGTTTTTACACCTTTGAACATTTAAAACGCCGATAAAAAACTAACTTATCACTACTTTTTTAAATTTTTTTAATTAAAGATTATATGTTGAAATCCATTTTCCATTTACTTCACATTCGCATTCACTCCAAGCATTCACATTAGATACTCTATCGTTTCTTTCTGTTTTATAATGTGATTTAGCAAATTGATTTAACGGAGATCGACCTTGATAAATTTTTTCATTATACATAATTCCATTTTTTGAAGAATCATATATACCAATCCAAGTTTTATTAATGCCAATAGTATGGCGAATACGTTGTCCATTTGTAAAACATTTACTCATATCACGACATTTAACAACTGGTGAATTTGAAATTGTAGATTGGTTATATTCTTCTTCTTCTTCTTCTTATTCTTCTTCTTCTTCTTCTTCTTCTTCTTCTGGGTTTTTAACCCATAAATTGCCATCTATTAGGTCAAAGAATGTATTTACTTCTTCTGATGAAACACGAAAGAACTCGCGTTTAGGATTAATTTGTTCTGTATATTGTGAAAGCAGATTATGAAGTGTGGTTTCTTTTTGTTTAGGATTTAACACCTTTTTTGCGAACTCAATTTTATATGGTGTTGGAGGTCTCCAAGTATCAGAACTATTCGCTTCATTTAATCTTATTTCTGGTGTTCGTTCAGTCATACCAACTTTAAGAATACCAGGCATTGATTGATTTGAAAAGCAATATAAATATCCGTCTGTCATTTTTAGTTATAGAATAGTGATAATTATATATTTATTTAAACTATTTCAATTTTTAATAAATATATAAGAAAGTATAAAATTAATTATAAAATCGGCGGTTTAAATGTGCAAAGGTGTAATGATACAACTTATACTATTTGTTCTTTTCAATTTGAACTAAAAAAAAATAATAGTAATAAATTAAATATTATAGTGTATCCGTCTAAAACAATTATAAAAACAGAATTAAATGATAATAATAATTTTATGATTGGTGGTGATATATATAATATAAAATTAAAAAATACATATAAAATAACACGATTAACCAATAAAAATAAAGCAAAATCAAATACAAATATTTTAGTAAAATGTATAGATGATAATATTAAATCACAAATAGGTTTATCGTTTGTTGAAGATAAAGATATTTATATAGATAATACACCAAATCAAACAGCGAGAACATATGCAACATTAATAATTGAACCAAAAATAGAAAAAGATAAACAAAAAGAATTAATAACAAAATTTAATAAATATTTAGAAGAACATAGAAAAAAATATAATTCATTATTTTTAACTAATTATAGAGAAAGTAAAGATATAGCAAGAAAAAGAATATCGTTTGATTTGGTATATTCTATTACTGAATACATATTAGATAATTTTAATGATATATAATAAATATTTATCATAATATTATTCCTAGATTATTTGTAATTTACTTTTTTTCTTTTGAAAATCATATAAACTACCAATAAATACATATTTTATTACTTCTTTGTATTTTTCTTTATTGATTAAAAATTTAAATTTATCCATATTGTTATAACTTGTATCTCCATCTAAAATATTACACCATTTTCACTGAAAAGTGGGACAAAACAAATCAAAGATTTGTTTTATTAAGTCAAAGCTACGCTTTGCCTTGACACTTTAAAGTAAAAAAATGTAATTGTACCTTTTCAGGCGTGATGATATTTGACGCTATTATTATTACTAATAATAGGGTTATCATCTTTTATTTCTTCAGAAAACTTATAGTCTCTCCTAAATTTCTCTGGTATATGTTGAGAAATCTTCGATTCCTCAACATCAATCGTTACGTTTCTTCGAAACCGTAACGGTCGGGTTTTATCTGTTAAATATGTTTTTACTATCTTGACCATATTATTTACCGCATTCATATCACGATTGATACATCCCATTCGTTTATTTTTCATTTGAAATGTTAGAACTGAATGTATCTTTCTTTGAACGCCTTTTTTATCTGGTAAATATATATTCTCGCATTTTTCTTCTGTTTTGTAATTTAAACATGATGTTCGGAATTCATCTAAATTATATACTTTCATATATTCTGCTAATTTTCGTTTTAATGCTAAATTAGGAGTAGATATATAATTTAAAACGCATTAAATATTATTTTCTAATAATTTCTTTTTTAAATATGCTCTTCTACTATATTCTTTTATTTTTTCTGGTGATGGTTTTTTTACACTGTGA